TGTGAGCAGATGGGTAGGACACCACCTTGGATTCCGGGACTTCTTCTTCGTGCGGATGGATACGAATGTGATTTTTATAAAAAAGATTGATATAGCGGTACTTAAAACATGGGTTTATGTCCTTTCACTGTCAGAGGGCATGAACCCTTAATTTTTCAGATGGAGGTAACGCTATGTTTTATGTAAAAGAAACGATGGGAGATGCAGTAGAAGTCAAGATTGAAATCAACGATGAGAATGTATTCTGCAGATGCCCGCATTGCGGTTCGGAGGTACAAGTGAATCTGCAGGATATCTTAAACGATGAAGACAGTGATCTCTTTGGAACAGCGGTATTGTGTGAAAACTGTACGAGAAGAATGATGGGAGGAGAACTGGATGTCAATTAGTAAATACAACAGCGAAGGCTACTACGACCCGACCACCTATGAAGCCTTGAAAAATATAGAAATTGAAGAACGAAAAATGGCCGGGTTATATAAGCCGGATGAGTTTAGGCCGCTTGTATATATCTGCAGTCCATATAGAGGAGATACGGAGAAGAATACCGAAAAAGCAAGAAAGTATTCACGTTTTGCGGTAGAAAGCAAAGCTATCCCTATGACGCTACATCTTTTGTATCCACAGTTCATGGATGACAGTAATTCAGAAGAACGGTACCTGGCAACCCATATCATCAACTATGTATTGATTGGTAAGTGTCAGGAGATGTGGGTGTTTGGAGAAGATATTTCAGAAGGCATGGGTCGTGAAATCGCACTGGCAGAAAAACGCAGAATGAAGATCAGATATTTTACAGAAACGATGGAGGAGGCTAAGAGATGAAGCTAACAATATATTCAGCTAATTGCATAGGCAATGCTGCTAATGCAATATATCCCAACAAGGCGGAGGTAGAAAACAAGGAAGATATGATGGCGGTCATTTCCCGTGACCATGTGTGTGGGGAGTTCAAGAATTGCCATCGCTCCATAAATGATTTTTTATCCTCTGATGTAGAGGTCATGGACTGTGATAATGAACACAGTGATAATCCAGAAGATTGGATCACGGCTGAAAAATATGAAGAACTCTTTCCGAATGTTTCATATATTTTAGTTCCCAGCAGAAACGATGGAAAGGTGAAAGGCAAGCGGTCTGCAAGGCCAAGACATCATATTTACTTTCCCCATAGCAAGATCACAAATGCCGATGAGGTTGCAGGCATCAAAACAAGACTGCAGGAGTATGCATCATTTTTTGATGACAACGCACTGGATGCGGCAAGGTTCATCTTTGGATGTAATCCGTCAGATATTGTTTGGCATGAAGGAAGCAGAAACATTGATGAGTTCTTGGAGGAAATGGACTTTGCGGAATATGACCAATCTACACAGAGCATTGGTGAAGGCTCTAGAAACAGTACCATGAGCCATATTGCAGGAAGGTTGATCAAACGATACGGAAATACAGAAAAGGCACATGACATTTATCTTGAAAAAGCGCAGCTTTGTAGTCCTCCACTTGAAGACAGCGAGCTTGCACTTATTTGGAGCAGTGCTGTGAAGTTCGGAAAGAAGGTGCAGGCACAGGTCGGCTATGTATCTCCAGAAGATTTTAATAAGGGCTTTAGTCTGAAACCCGATGATTATTCTGACATTGGCCAGGCAAAGGTCCTGTCTCGTGAGTATGCCGG